AGTGTCGACCAGCTGCCGGCGATTACCAGAAGTGATGCTGACGCCCAACTCGAGGCCCTTCTTGCCGAGCCTGATAGCCGGCTGAAAAAAGCTCGGGCGATGTTGGTCGTCAAAAAGATGGTCGGCTCCGCGCTGATCCCGGCAAATCAACTGGGTCGGTTCGAGAAGCTGAACAATGATCCGGCCAAAGGTGCAGAGGAACTCATTGAGGCCGCGCTTAACGTAAAGCCAAAAGCGGAGAAGGCGGCGGCCAAAAAAGTGCCGAGCATAAATGCCGATAACCAGCCGGCCGCGCCAGAGGCCGTTACGGATCAGCCGGCAGTAAATGAGGCAAAGCCTGCAAAGAAAGGGGTAATGACTCGTAAGCAGGCAGAGGACAAGTTTGATGATCTCGGCATTGACCCGGAGACAAAGAAGTCTCAGGTGATGTCGCTTGCAAAGAAGATGATTGCCTCTGGCCTGATGCCTGCCGATGAGATGGGCAATCTCGAGCAGATCAACAGGGACCGAGATATGGGCCCCGAGGATCTCCTCGGAGAGATGGAGCCCTATGTCCGGGAGGAGGCCAATGACGAGCCTCGGCCTAAGTACAGTCTCGTGCGCAATGCGGTGCCGGGCGAGACCGAGATTTCAACCCAAAACCCAACTGCCAAAACACGGACGTACGACCCGATCACTCAGATGCTGTCGATCGATGAGGCTGCCGTTGAGGAGGCTATGTCGGACAAGCCTGACATCCGGCAAAAGATCATCGACGCGATTCTCGAGTACGGATTTATCCCCAAAAACACGCCGCGAGACTCGGCGATCAGCCTGTTCAAAAAGAACATCGTCAGCAATCTGCTGTACCTGTACAACAGCGTGCCCAAAGAGACCGCAGATCGCAGCAAGCTTTGGTACGACGGCGCATTCAAGATCGCCACTGAGATGGCTAAAGACTACGACCTCTCGATGGAGCAGGTCGCAGCAATTATGGCCGCGATGTCTCCGCAGAAGGATTGGTTTCAGAACGTCTCAATGGCCGAGCGTGCTATCGACATTCTGACCAACCAAAAGGACACGAAATGGGACAGCAATATGCTGGCCTATGCTCGCAGCTATATCTTCGAGGCTACTGACGCTGTCGACCGCGAGAAGCGGCAAGACGCTTATGACCGAGCCGTAGAGGTTATGGAGGCTGGCACAACCCTAAGCCAGATGAGCGAGGAAGATGCCGCCGCATTTGTCAGGGCGTACGACGAAGCGTTTAACTCTCGGCAATATCGCATCGTCACTCCAGAGGGCGGGTTCTCCGGTTTGGTAAGGAAGAATAACGGCGAGCCATCGACGATGATGTGGTCGACCTACGGCCCGATCGAGAAGGCTGTCAGCATCTTCCGTAACGGCTCTCGCGAGAACATCAGCGAGCAGCTGGGCGACGAACACAAAATCCGCTCGTTCTACAACAACATCGCCGCCCCGAAGTCAGCGATCGGGCACGTCACGATCGACACCCACGCAGTTGCCGCAGCTTTGTTCGAGGCGCTGTCTGGCACCGATGCCCCGGTGACTCAAAACTTTGGCGGCACAGGCAAGTCTGCGGTCATTGGTGTGGGCGGCACATACGGAATCATTGCCGACGCCTACCGGGAGGCAGCAAAGCAGGTCGGGATACTCCCCCGCGAGATGCAGTCGATCACGTGGGAGGCCGTCCGGGGAATGTTCGGGGCGGACGAAAAGAGCACGATGAAGGCTCCGGTTCGCGCCGTTTGGGATCAGTATCGAGATGGCAAGATTTCGTTTGAGGCCGCACGCGAAAAAATCGTAGAAGTTGCAGGTGGCATCAACGAGCCTGACTGGAAGGGCAGCGATGCCGGTCAGTTCGTCAAAGACGGCGGCACAAGCTACGACAAAGAGTACGTCCCAGAGGGCGGCGTCCGCTTACGCGAAGCTAAGGAGCTTAGGCAAAAGACGACGATCAACCTGACTGCTGCCACATCCAGCATCCCGGGCATCAAAGACCTGTACGACAGGGCGATGGCCGGCGAGCGGGAGGCTGGTGCGCTGATTCAAAGGGTCGCCGAAAGCTCGCTCAGATTCCTGCTGAGCGGCACCAAAGCGAAGATAAAAGTCATTGACTCCATCGGTGCTTATGCGTCCGAAAGAGAGCCGGCAATCAGCCTCGAAGTCGCCTTCAATGACTCCGAATCTGTTGCTGTTTTGGCAGCACTTTCTCGCTTTGCTCAGATGTATAATCAAGAGCAAATTCACGTTCGTACGCCGACCTCCAGACCGATCGGCCACGAATTTGGAGATGGCTCTTACTCGACTCTTGTTCACGAAATTCCGCTAGACCAGACGATGTCCGGTCAAGAGGTGTCTGAAATTTTGTCGCAGAGCGGTCTTAGCGGCCTGACTGTATCCGACGCTTCAATTACAACTTACTGGGTACGACCAAATGCAAACCCCGAAAACCATATCGCCTCCCTCGCGGAATACGAAGCTGGGGTCGCCCGAATATATGAGTTGGTTGGCGCAAAGAGTCAAAGAAATCAACAAAGCTATCAACGCCTCTCCGCTTACGGACGAGGAGATGGCGCAACGGCTGGCTACGAACGAATCGACGGTGACGTTCGTACCCGCGAAGCGTCAGACACCAAAACCCCGAGGCTAGTCGCCGAGTTTCTCAAGAAGGGCCCGGTAGAGCCCTTCAAGCAGAAGGCGCTTACTCAGGCTCAGGTTAAGTCTCAAAAGACGCTTGCCTCGGTATTCGAGGCGCTGCCGTCCAATGACCTGCAAAACCCTCTAGTTAAGCAGGCATACGAAGCCGCAGCAGCTGAAATAGCGACTCAGTACAAAGCCCTCCCGATCAAAGTGGAGGTGATGGCGACCGTCAAGATCGGTGACGCCGTCTACCCGTACTGGGGCCCGCGCTCGCAAGAATTGGTCGATCGTCTGATTGCCGATGGCATGCCTCAGGCGAAGGCAAAGATTGTCCTCGACTACCTGCGCAAGAACTTCGGCCAGCCCTCAAAAGCGTGGAAGTCGAAAGCGTGGAAGGGTACGTCCGCCGGCTCCATCGAGGCAATGAACGGGGACGTGTACCCAAACAGCGCCGCTATGCGTCAGGACGTTAGCCAGAACAACCGCCTGAAGACGTTCAAGACATCGCCTGCCACCTTCGGTCCAGAAGGCTCTGACTTCACCGGCAATCCGCTCCTGAAAGATTCTGGCTTGAAGGACGCGAACGGTTACCCAATGCTCTACAACGATTTGTTGAGAGCGGTACACGACTACTTCGCTCACAACCTGTCTGCCACCGAGTTTGGCCCCAACGGCGAAGCTGCCGCGTGGCGCAACCATATGGCAAGCACGACCAGCCCTATGGCTCGCTGGGCGATTACGGCCGAGACAAGACTGCAAAACGCGTGGCAAAACTTCAGGCCGGAAGCGGAGGGGGTTGCTGTTAAGGACCGCCCGTTCGCTCCGCAAAAGGCCTCATTGCCCCCGGTTGTCTTCACGCTGACGGGCAACGATCTTGTTGATGCCCCGATGCTGGAGTTCATCAAGACGCTCAGTGAGGAACAGCGCCGAGGAAGCCTGCCTGCCGACTCGGATATCAAGATTCCGGCCCTTCCTGACACCGCGCCCGCCGCTCAAGCAAAGTTCTCTCGCGCCGTAGATGCGTGGCAGAACGTCGCCAAAGAAGACGACGCGTTCAAGTACGAGAGGTCTGACAAGAAGTCCTTTCAGGACATCTCTAAAGAGCTTCTGCCCGAGCTTGTATGGCAAGACAAATCAACCCGCTACCAGACTGAGCTTCAGGCAGAGGTGCAAGAGAATCGGTACGCAATTTTCAGAGAGCGTAACGGGCAGGTTTGGCTTGATGTTCAAGAGCTAGAGTCAGGCGAGTCGCGCGGCTCTGCAATCTACAACCTCGTTGCCAACTACGCCTTCAACAACGGGCTGGTATTCATCGGAGACCCTGCTGGACTTAGCCCGACTGGAGCGTGGCGGCGGCTGTCAAACATGATTAGTTCGTCCCTGAAGTTTGGGACGACAGACCACCTCTTTCCGCACCCGAATCAGTTCGATCCTTCTCGCGCCTATGACTACAATGGCTACGCAGAAGCGGGCGAATTTGCGGGCAATTACCTGCGCCCGATCGACTGGCGAGACGGTGATACGCGGTATAATTTGGCTCAGATGTTGGAGGCAGAATCCGACTCTGTCTTAGCCGCCGTCCCGGAGTTGCGCGATGTCAGATTCGACTTTGAAGTTGGACAGTTCCTCGATCGTAGCTACAACCCCTTTCCTGATGACGCTTTCACTAGAGCAGCGAAAAGCCCTGCTGCCAGAAGCGCGTCGGCAGGAAGCTCAACTCTTAAAAGAGCGGTATTCACAAAGAGCGTTTTACTCCCGGTGGACCGAGGAGGACTGGACGCGGTGGGGGAACGGGTACTCACCAGCGGTGTTAATGGAACCTTTGGTCGTTCCCCGCTCTACTCGCGGAACGTCCCGACCCCGGGCGTAAATTTCACGCTTCCGGCCCGAACCGTTCGGGAGCGGATCAGCAACCAGCTGGCAAACGAGGTCAGCAGGGTTCAAGCAGTTCAGGAGTCTGTCGCCAAACAGGGCGGCGTACTGACGGACAACTCGGATGTCCAGATGGCGCAGACCCGCATGTATCGCAAAGCGGGCGCTCAGATCGAGAAGTTCCGCGAGACAAAAGTTCGGCCGATCCTCAAGCGAATCGCTAAGGCCGACATCGATCCTGACGATATCGCGCTGTACCTGTACGCAGTACACGCCAGACTGCGCAACCAGCAGATCGCTGCAATCAACTCGCAGTTCCCGGACGGCGGGTCAGGGATGTTCGATGCTGAAGCTAAGGCGTTCCTGAAGTCATTCAGGGCTCGTCCAGACTTCCAGACATTCAAGCGTCTTGCCAGAGAGCTTCAGGCGATCACCAAAGACACGCAGCAACTGCTGTTGAGTTCCGGTCTTGTGGATCGGGACACCGTCGACTCGTGGAATGCAGTCTACAAAGGCACCTACATCCCTCTGAAGGGCTGGGAGGATGTCGATGACTCGATGCGCTCCACCGGAAAGATGGACCCCAGAGTGCCGTTTGCAAAACGTGCGCTGGGTCGCGGATCTCGAGCCGGTCAGATCATCGAGAACATCCTCGGGGATCACGAGCGTGCGATTGTGATGGCAGAAAAAAATGCCGTCAGGCAGGCGTTCCTGCGCTTCGTTCTGGATAACAAAGACGACCTCCTCTGGGAGGTGAATCGAGTCATCCTCACGCGCCGCTTTAACAAAGGATCGATGTCTCCGCTGGGCATCGCTCAGGGCAACGTCTCCTACGTCGCAACGGTTGATAACCGAGAGGCCAATACCGTCGCTGTCCGCGTGAACGGCAAGATGTACTCCATCTGGGTCAAAGACGCGGCAATGCTTGCCGATCTGAATGCCGCGATCGCTGCGGCAGACGGCGACGTAAAGATGATGACGCAGGCGTGGCGCTCGATCAATCGCGGTCTGGCAAAGCTTTGGACTGCGCTGTCTCCTGCGTTCGTTCTGATCAATGCTGTTCGCGACTTGCAGTCCGCAATGATCCAGACCGGGGTCGAGAAGAAGGGCGGTGTCCTGAGGGCGGCCGGAATGCTCCCGAAGCTCTTGCCTCTTGCGTGGAACATCTGGAGGGCCGAGCGTACGGGCGATTGGACGATGACCGGCAACCGCTACAAGCAGGCCTACAACGAGTACCGAGATGTCGGAGCGATGCAGTCCTTTGCCGGGCTTGAGACGCTGGAGCAGAAGCAAGTCCAGCTGAACAAGATCATCGCCGAGGCAAAGAACTCGATCACTCTGAACCCGAAGTCGTGGTACATCGAGGCCAGAAAATTCATCCGCGCAGCCGAAGAGTTCATTATGGACATCAACGGCTCGATCGAGAACGCTGCGAGGGTGGCGGCCTACTCCGCTGCGAGGCAGGCCGGAGAGTCGGTCAAAGAGGCTGTAGATACGGCGGCCAACGTCACCGTTGACTTCGCTCGAAGGGGCAAGAAGACGCCTCTGTTCTCTTCTCTGTACCTGTTCTTCAACCCAGCAGTGCAGGGAACGCGCAGGGTGGCTGAGCTTGCGTTCAGCAAGAAGGGCTCCGCTGTCGTTTCCAGTCTGGTGGCTCTGGGCTACTTCAACGCGATGATGGCTGTCGGCGCTGTTGGCGATGACGATGAGCCGTATTGGGACAAGCCCAACATGAACGGCGTGAAGCACAAGAACCTTCTGTTCTTTGATGCCGAAGGCAACCAGTACAAGATTCCTCTGACCTATGGATGGGGATTCTTTGTGAACCTCGGACAGGGTCTGTACGACCTGCAAAGAGGTAAGGAGGTCGGTAAGGTCGCATCGTTCCTGACCAGCGCATTCTTCCAGCACTTCTCCCCTCTCGGGTCGACCGAGAACCTCGCTACTTTTGTTGCGCCGACCCTGTTCGACCCGATCGCTGTTCTGACGATGAACAAGACCGAGCAGGGGTTCCCGCTCAAGCCGGAAGACCGCCTCGGCGAGGAGAAGCCGGACTCAGAGAAGTACTGGACTAGCTCTCGCGGCACGTATCTCCAGAAGTTCACCGAGTGGCTGAACGAGGCAACTCAGGGCAGCAAAGCGTCTCCCGGCAAGATCGATGTCAGCCCAGAGACTCTGAAGTACTTGATCGGGTTTACAACGGGTGGCGCTGGATCGTTCGTCCGAGACACCGTCTCTGCAATCGATCTTGAGCTTTCAATCGGCGACGGCGCTTCGATCCAGAAGAATCAGATCCCGATCCTGAAGTCCTTCTACCAAACGAAGACGATCAAGGGCGAGCAGTCGGCGTTCTTTGAAAATTCGGCCGAGGCAGTTAAAGCTCTGGAAGAGGCCAAACTCTACTGGGGCAAACAGGCCCCGAACGCGGTGATGGAGCGGATCAACAACTCTCGGGGGCTGGCTGCGCTGGGCAACGCTCAGTCAAACCTCAGGGAGGCTCTGAGCAACATCCGCAAGATGGAGATTGCTGTCATCGATAACGAGTCGATGAGCAGAGCCGAAAAAGAATCGGCCCGGCTTGACCTCGATCGAAAGAAAAAAGAACTCTACGATCGATTCAACCGGGCCTTCTACGCCGAGAAGAAGCGGATGGAGTGACCTACCGGATGTCGCTGAAGACCGAGCCAACCAGTGTCTGGCGGCTAGTTATGTTCAAGTGGGCATAACGGGCCGCCATCACTGGGGTCTTGTGATTGAGCAGGTCCATTATCTGAAGGGTGCTGGCACCGCTCTGGGCGGCCATAGAGGCTGCCGTATGTCGCAGCGTGTGGAACACTACATCTGCGCCCATCCCAGCCTTCTCGACAGCTTTGCGGTACTCCTTATCGAGCGTGTAGCCCCTCGTTGTTTTGCCCTTAAACAGAAGCTCATCAGAGCCCTCGCGGTGCCACGGGCGCAGTTCTGCCAATGCTGACTCAGTCAGGATGGCGACATAGGGCGTGCCGTTCTTAGTTCTGTCGATGACGATCCGGCCAGACTTGATGTCGATGTCTGAGTGCCTGATCCCCATCAAGCTGCCCCGGCGCATTCCAGTGGTGACTGCCATCAGAACTAGCAGCCGAAGCTTCGGCCATCGCGATGTCTTGCAGGCATCCAGCAGGGCGCTGACCTCTGCTTTATTAAGGGAGCGAACTCGAGCCCCGTTCTCGGGCCACTTGACCATCTTGCGGGTCGGGTTCGGACCGTCATAGTCAAAGTCAACGGCTGCAATCTTGTACAGCACGCTGAGTGCGGCTACGTAGCGGTTCTTTGTCGAGCCGCTGATGTCCAGCCCATTGAGGATGCGACGTACTGCTGAGGGGGCGACTTCTTCCAGAGGCGTATCTGCCCCCAGATTGTCAAGCCAGAACTGAGCGAGTTTCACAGAATGCTTTTGGCGCACAAGCGTGCGTCCAGAAGGCGATTTTTGAAACTGCGTCATCGGTTCGGAGAGGGTGGTGGCACCATCCGATTTGACCGTCGGATTTATCGACGGACGTTTTGGGACAATCCGACTATTTTTCAGACCATCCGATTGCTGCGTCTTCATGAGAACCTCCCAGAGAAAATGCGGTTCTCAAGGGGGTTTGGTAGGCCGTGCGGGATTCGAACCTGCGACCAACGGATTAAAAGTCCGCCCAATACCTTTAGGAATGCTATCAGAACTGTAACCGCGAAAAATTCTGACTATCGGAAGCATTCCTGCCACTTGAGTAGTCCGATTATACAACGAGGTAATCCGATTAGGCAACGCAAAAAAGTAACAGTCACTCGACGATTCTTGCCCGCCTCTGGGTTGCGGCGCGATAGAACATCTGCTTCCAGCGCGTAGCTAGTGCTTCGATCGCCTCGTCATCGAGGTCGCCAATATCTACCTCGATCCTGCGATCGGCGTATGCCTCTTCAAGAGACTTGTTGGTGACCTTCAGGGTTCGGACCCGGAGCTTGTCCGGGATTGGCGGCAACTCAACATCGACCATCAAGTTGATCACTGGACTGCCTCCTTAATACGTTTGGCGAGATCGGCCGGTACGTGCTTTACGCACTCTGCCAACAGGATGTTCGCAACATCGATCTGGTCGGCGGCCTGCGCCAGAACATCGCTGTTCAGATCGATCGCGATCCAGCGCAATGCATCGGCGGCCACAGGCTTAACGAAACCTGACTCCTCAAAGCCAACGGTATCGACCAGACGCTCGACATACCAGCGGGCCTTCTTAACGTCATCGATGCGGCCCTTTGATTCGTAACGCCAAAGGTAACGAAATACGTGGCCGACCAGAACCGCCTCAAAGGCTGGCTTGTGAACCGTGGCTGCTTTGATCGCGTCGATGCACTCGATCTGTCCGTTCTTGTAATGCTGCGGGTTGATCACTGACTCGCTGCTCATATTCTTTCTTCCGTTTAAGTTTTGCTCTGTACTTCATCTGGCGTTGCGAGGCGGTCATCGCTTTGCGTGGTTTCTCCACATCCGCTCTGCTGCCAACCCCATAGACTTTCAAAACGTATTGCTTGAGGTGGTTCATCCGCCACGCGGCGATGTAGGCCGATCCAGCCTTGTGCATCTCACGCGTGTAGTGCAGGACAGTCACGTAGTGCAGGCCCGTCTGTTGCGCCAACTCTTCGCAAGTAAGTTCGGCCGCCAGCATCTCGCGGACCAGAATTGCGAACGACATCGCGTTAACTTTTATCTGTTTTCTCATCACGTGCTAGACGACGTGTACAGATTTCTGGGCTTTTGCGACATATGCCAGTAAACGTGTACGGATCTTTGGGAGCTTATGCTGCGGGGATAATTTCACTTCACCCACCCCTTTAGTCTTGCTATCTCGGCGCAGGCACACTCGTAATGCTCTGGCCCCAGACTCCAGCAGCCTGCGGAGTGAGTAGTTGGCTGCGCGTTTGATTCGTGTGTTTGGGAGTCTTCGGACAAGAGAAACCCAAATGGCACGTTAGCGATTGCGGCAAGCTCTTTGAGCGCGTTGATCGAAGGCGTCGTGCGACTCGCAAGAGACCTAGACTCCCACTGCGTGACTGCACCACGACTCAATCCCAGACGCTCTGCAACTTGAGCTTGAGTCAGTCCGGCCGCCAGTCGTGCCGTTCGTATCTTGTTAGCGAGCAAATCACTCACTCCTTCCCCCTTGCGCGGATGGCGTCGGCTGCAATCCACGCATGCCAGTCTTCGTCGTCGTCACCAACTTCATCGGCGATCTTCGCGCACGCCTCACGCTCAGCAGCGGCGACAAGTGCGGCGAAGCGTTCAAGCTGGTCTGCTTCACACCAAATGCCGTCGCAATCATTTTTTATTCCGGCTTCCCGCGCCATACTGATGATGTTGTCGCGATTCATTCTTCGTCTCTGAACGCGCAGTCGGCGTGATGCTCAGCCCACGAACAGTTCGCGTCACAGAAGTCCTCATCCACTATTAGCTGAAGAAGCTCCACCTTCTTGACGGCGCACTCGTAGTGAGCGGGCCCCCGCCTCCAGCACTCGCCCAAATGGGCTCTTGCCTCTAGCTTGCGATAGAGGGGGATGTCGTTTGGAGAGGACTGTGTGTGCAGCAACAGACCGCCCTCGTGACTCAGCCATCCAGCAGGCTTCATGAAAGCTCCCGTTAGTTACTTCAGGACTGGGTTAAAAAGCCACGCCGCCGCCTCATCTGGGCGGATCGCTTCGCTTCTGCTTGCGACATAACGGCTGTCGTCAACAGCGTGGATGTGGCCTGACTTCGCTAAGTACCAAATGGCATGTGCTGCTGCTCGATGCGAAATCTTCAATTGATCTGCCAACTCCAATGTGGTCATTGGAATCCTCAGAAGAATCAAAGCAGACGCCGGTCGATGCGGCAGATTCATCTCTCGAAATCCCTCAGGCGGTTCTCAATCGCAACCCGGTGCTTGCTCTGCTTTGTCAGGTCAATCTGCGCGACGACCTTCTTGAACTCCACGCATTGCTTGCACTTACCGCACTTCTCTTCGCAGGGCTTGTACGTCTTAACGGTCATTCCCTGAGCCCTGAATCGTTCCTCGCTGTCGTCGCGATTCGAGCTTGTCCAGATTCGTCTGGGCAACGTCTTCGAGCGTGAATCCGTAGTGGCTGCAAAACGCCGAGACGAACCACAGGATGTCGCCTAACTCTTTCTTGACGTTGCCCGAGAACTTCTCGATGCTCGTGCCATCTCGCTGAGCCTTCGCGATCTCGCTTGCGAACTCGCCCTGCTCACCAACAAGACCGGCAAGCAGGTACATCGTTGATCGGGATTGCGAGAGCGCGTAGCTCCACGCATTGATTTGATAGTCGTTAAGTGAAAGCATCAGAAGGCCGCGTTGTTGAAGTGTTTGCAAACGTGAGAGACATCGCAGTACCGCTCGCATCGCGTATGAACGGCAGGACGTGACTCGATGTACATGCCAGCGCCTTTGGCTGCGGACGCTTCGTGCGGGCTGTCGTAAAGCTTGACGGCAGACTTGCGGCCAATCTTCATGAGTGCCCACTTCTCTGGCTGGGTCCAGCGCTCTTCATCTGAACAGGGCTCAGGAGACTCGTGCGTGTGGAGACGGATGCGCTCACGAAGGAATGCCATCGCTTGCTGCTCGTCCCAAAGCGGGACATCGATCACTTTGACGATCGCATCAGGTCTGCCATCAAAGCCCGCGAGCTTGTCGCTGAAGTCGGTGAAGATTGCAGTGATAGCGAGACGCTCGATTCGATAGCGATCGTCGCCCGTCTCTTTGAACTTCTCCCTGCACAACTGAGCATAGCCATTCAGTTGCCACTCCCACTCGATCTTGCCGCCGGCTTTGTAAGCCCACACCGATGTGGTCTTTGTGTCCTCGACCGTATGCTCCTCAATGTTGTCGATCGCCCCGGAAATGACATAGCCATCAACTGTCATGAACAGCCGCTCTTCAGAGATCGCATCTTCACTTGCGCCTCGAGTAGCGAGGTACTCGTGGACGGCAGTCCCGACCATCGCCTTGACCATTTGGGTCGCATCGATCACAGGCTCTTCTGTCTTTCGTAGTCGAGTCTGGAAGGGGGGAGCGATCAATTGAGTGACACTGAAGTCCGCCTCCCCGCGCGAGTAGCCGGGGTTCTGAAGAGCCCGCATCAGCTGTCTAGGCAGGCCAAACTTGTTGGTGATGATCACTTGATGCGCCAGACTCTCGTGATCCCGTTCACCGTCTTAGATGCGAACTTCTTCTTTGTTCGCTTCGCATAGGCGTAAACAGCACTGATGACAGTTGCCTTCGATTCGGTTACCTGAATCGAGTCGCCGGGCTCCATCTTTGGCAGGATAGTCAGGTGAACGCGTGAGACTGCTGGCGGGGGCGGAATGTGTTTTTCGATCTTCATTGGCTTGTTTAGTTGGGAGCCCGGGATTAACGCCCCCGGGCAGGCGACTGGCTCAAGCAACTCAAGGGAGGCGTGTCTGCGCTAAGGACGCAGGCATGTGCTGCTCACCAGCTGGTCCCGTTTACCCACGGTGACCTCGGGCGGACAACTCAAAAGGGAACGTCTTCGTCTTCCAGCATCGGCAGCATCTGGACATTGCTGGCCGCCACCTTCTTGAACTCGGGCGACTTGCTAATGAGCGTCTGCTGCCACTCCGGCAGGGAATCGAATACTTCCTGAGAGTATTGTTCGAGGCTAAAAAAAACCTTCTTCGAAACTTGCTCAGGAATTGGTACGCCCTTCATTGGAGGAGACACGCCATTGATCTGGGCGACGACCTTTCCGGTCTCTTCGTTGGAACGGTTGACGACGGTCAGGGTGCAGGGCTGCCCCAGAGCGGATGTGATGTTGAAATCTTTCAACTCCTGCTGGCTGTAGTTCTTACCGCGCCAGCTTTCAAAGTGTTTCCGAAGCGTTGCCATTTCGCCCATCGAGGCGGTATAGGTCTTGCCCAGCATGCGGGGCTTTCCCTCTTCATCCAGTTCGCCGGGCAGTTCCCAGACGAGACGGATCTTCTTCAGCACTTTCTTCTCGCCCTGATAGCTGTCTTCCTGTGTGCCGAAGTCCACCAGTTGGACGAGCCGCGCGGTATGGGTGCCGCTCTGGATAGGCTCTGCCCGGGGCTTAAAGTCTTGACCGCTCAATCGCATGTGATGCTCCTGTTGTTGTCCCACTGTTTGCCACCACTCGATGCCGCCATCGTTGTCTCGGTCGTCAAAGGAATGGTCCATCACCTAATGGTAATGCAAATGGGCAGCACTAGCAACGAAACATTTCTTCGGACACAAACTTTCTACGGTTTTGCGAAACGAAGAGTACCGACTACGCGACCAGAAGGTCTGTACTCGCCGGGCTGGGCGTCGATGAATTCAGCGTCACTGTCGGCCGAGATGCGAACGGTCCCAGACAGACTCGTCTTTACCCGCCGCAGGAAGACTGAGGACTCTCGATTGATCACATAGACGCCGGGTTGTGCGTAGGTCGTCACAGACGTATCAACAAACATGAGGTCACCCATCGAGATTGTTGGGGTCATCTCGTTCGTCGATGCCCGCATCAGCTTGAGCGCTCCCAGAGAGCCGTAGGGCTCAATGAGGCGCTGTAACGCCGCAACAGAATAGGTGAGCTTCTCTACTGCGAACCCTGCCACCTCGTTCATCTCGACAATCTCGAACGTGTGGTACTTCTCCTCGCTTGAAGGGCCGCGCTCAACATCCAGCCAGCGCTCCGGCAGGCCCATCTTCGCTTCGATCTCGCGCGCCTGACGCTCGCCCATCGTCCGGCGAATCGTCGGGTTGTTGCTGAGTACCAAAGCCATCAAGTTCGGGTTCTTGTCGGTTGCCCGCGAGAAGGCCGCGATTGATCCCTCGTAGCGTTCCTGTATCAACCTTTTGAAGTTCAATCTACGCGTTTCGGCAAGCGCCGGAGGTGTCTTCATACCCATAGCCATTCCCCCCTTGAGGAGTAGAGGGGTACTTTAACACTGTGTGTGGTTGATTGGTATTACCTAAAGGAATGGTGTTGATAATCACACCTATCCTTTAGCTCTAATCATAAAGGATGAGCAGATACCTGTGCGGAATGTTCAAGTGCCTTGTTGCACAGATGGCAGACCTTAGGCACAATACTCTTTGGAACTGATTCGAGACCCGCATGCACGCACTTGATTACATCCAGTCCCTGACGGGGATTGACCGAGCAAAGATCGCAATTGAAGCGGGGTTCAGCCCGTCCTACATCGCGCGGATGCTCAGCACCCGAGCCAAATCCAACCACTGCCCTCTGAGTCTTGCTGTCAGTGCATGCAAGCACTCGGGTGGTGCTGTTGACATCATTGGATCGGTTCGCGAAGACGGCACCGATTGGTCGTTTCTGAAGACCTATCTGCGTAAAAACGTCTAAGAAACAAACGGTTGCCCGCCTACCTAAGGCGGGGCTCAGCAGTCGTCGAGTCAACCGACGGGGCTGCTGGGATTGACCTCGTACCGTGGGGCAGCGCAGGCAGAACGAGACAGGGCGGGCGACACCTAGCACCCTGATGCGCGAAAAGGCTGGGAGAGTACAGCGGCTCCAGAGTCGGTGTAGAAGCGAACTCTTCTTAGCTGAGGGCTGGGCGGAGTTCGCCCACCAGAATCGGGTGTTTGGACAGATAGCTGAACAGATAGCTGAACAGATAACTGAACAGATAACTGAACAGATAACTGAACAGATAACTGAACAGATACCATTCAGATCAATCAGTTAGATGATCCAGACCTCATCCTCGTACCCAGAGCAGTAGGCTTCAGAAGGCAACATTCGGCATTGACTGATGACTGCTTGATATGAAAGACCTGACAATCCTGTAAGAATAATGCTCGACCCCTTGTAAGTAACATTCAATTGCCTTACAATTTTGTCTGACAAATCATCCGGTTGGAGGCGTAAGTTGAGAATTCTCGTTGAGAAAGAAGAAGTTACGTTGATGGTTGGGCTCAATGATGGAACAGACGATGAGATCGAGGTCACAATCCGGCGAGAGGATTGGAATACTTTCTTCGCCGTCGCTAAGGCTGCGTTCGGGGTTCCAAAAGCCGCGACCGGGTCGGTCGAAGGGTTCGAATCCTTCTGGAACCTGTATCCGAGAAAGATCGCAAAGTCTGAGGCGGTCAATGCGTGGCGAGCTTCACGAGCCAGCGATTGCCTCCAACCAATACTGGATGGACTCTCCCGAGCTAACGTGGAGTGGCAGTTCTCAGAATCAAAATTCATCCCCCACGCCTCGACGTGGCTGCGGCAGCGTAGGTGGGAGGATGAGTCTTCCGAAGACAACAGCTTTCTTGGGACTATCTGATGTTGCCCCCCGGTGCTGAGCGCATTCACTCTTTGAGAGAAAACAGCCAGCGTCCAGCTGGCGCTGTTGTCTGCTCCCTCATCGGCGACTTCAACGTCGAGTTCGAGGTCCGGCTCGATCTGGAAACCGAATGGGACCTGCTCTGGGCGATCGACCTCGACGTTATTGTTGCGGCGCACAACCATCAAGCAAAGGGACTCGGGCCGTTGCTCCTCCAGTTCCGTCGACACCGGCCAAAAATGCTGTACCTCTGGCTCGAGGACATTGGCCGCGCCTATGACGTGAGAATCCTGCCGACCGAGGGATCGATCGGCAAACCTGTCAGCGAGTGGGTCTGGAGGCCAGACCTGTTCCGGCTGACCAAATGGGAAGAGTCTGAGATCAGAGCCCAACTGACGGGGATGGCTGCGTGAAAGTCATTCCCGATTCGTTCGACTTCAAACAATACCAATGGGAAGCAAAGCCGAACTCAGATGTACTGCGCACCTCTGCGCTTGACCTGAAGGACGCCTTCTATGGCGAGAAGAAGGGCGATGGCCTGCCGTGGTTAAAGGCGTCCGACATCCAGCTAAGAAGCAGCGAGGTCACGATCTGGCCCGGCATCTCCGGCCACGGCAAGAGTCTGGTGACGACGCAGGTCGCATTCCACCTCGCCTTCACTGGCAAGCGGGTGGCGATCGTCTCTCTTGAGATGCGCCCCGTCACCACGATGGCTCGGATGGCTCGAATGGTGTGCGGTTCATCGCGACCCACTGGGAATTGGCTAGAGAAGTTTGCCCAGTGGGGCGACGACAAGATTTACCTGATGGGTGTTCAGGGAATCGTCCAACCGAAACGGGTGCTGGACTTCATCCACTACTCAGCCCGGGTTCTGAAGTGCGAACACATCTTCGTGGACAACCTAACAAAGGTGGTCCGCAACGAGGACGACCACAACGGCCAGAAGACCTTCGTTGACGACCTCTGCACGCTGGCCCGAGATCGGCGCGTTCACATCCATCTGGTTGCCCATACGAGAAAGGGGCAGACCGAGTACGACATGCCCGACAAGTTCGATGTGCGCGGCTCGTCCTCGATCGTCGATCAGGTCGACAACGTGATCACCGTATGGCGGCACAAGAAGAAAGAGGACGTGCTGACCGACCCAAAGCTCGACCCGGCAAAGCGCGAGGACTGGGAGTCTAGGCCCGACACCGTGCTGATCGTTGCAAAGCAGCGCAACGGCGACTGGGAGGGAAAGATCGGTCTGTACGTCGACCGCGAATCGATGTGGTTCCTAGAGAGACCTCGCCAGTCACACCCTCGCCCTCAACTGTTTGATAGCGAGCAAGAGGTGGTCCCCTTTTGATGCCCACCTCAAAGTACCAGCTGCCAAAGCTATGTACGACATCGAGACGGTGCCTATTCATTGACGGCCGCCGAAAGCTTGAACACGGCGTCTACACAACCTCATTCGAGGCGGCCACTAAGGCTGCAAGCCTCGTTGGTCAACGGCTCTTCTCATCAGAGCAAATCACGATTGGACGCGTATGGGTAAGCCGATGACGGTGCATGAGTTTGTTCAATACGTTGAAGGCGCTCTGGACGATGAGCTAGTCGACTCATTCATCGACAAGCTTTCCGAGTCCGATGACTGGGAAGAGATGGTTGCAAGTCTATTCAGGACGGCGTTTGCGACTGCCTTCGTTGTCGACCGTCTTGCTGATGGGCCTGCCAGTGGCGTTCGGTTTGAGTCAACGGATCGCGCGCATTGAGCATCGAGAAGACCCGCGCTGCCATCAAGTCGGACGCCCCTGAGATGTTCGACCTGATGGAGATGCTGAAGAACGATTTCGGCGGGAAGGTTCTGTACGTCAAGACAGCAACCCTAGAGGCCGGCAAAGACCCCGGGGATGGCGTACAGCCAGCAGCCTTCCTACCGGCTTCTACGTGGCCCTACGCGGTCGGCAAGCCATTCTCGAAGAAGAAGTGATGGATGTACTGACATCAGCCGGACAAGAGAGCCAGCGCCACGCTGCCGATGCAATCAACATCTTCGAGCGGGCCACTGGATACCAGTTCATCCAAACGCCTCCCCGCCTACCGGCTCATGCAGACGGCTTTGTTCTGAGCGGTGGTGTGCTGCGCGCGGTGATCGAGATCAAGTGCCGAAACATGACCCGCGCCCGTCTCGAATCGTTCAACGACGAGGTGCTGATGACGCTCGACAAGATCCTGCATTGCAGGACCGTCTCGCAGTCACTGTGCGTGCCCTTTGCATGCTGGGTCTACCTGATCCCCGAGCGGACTCTCCTAGTGCAACGAGTGATCAATGCGGACGGAAGTCTCGCGACCGAATTGCGGGCTCGGTTCATATCCACCCCGGCAACGATCAACGGAGGCGTGGCCTCCAGAAACAACGCTTACTTCAAGCTCAAAGACGCGAAGGTATTCCAATGATTTCGTGGCAGGGCGAAACGATGCTGCTCCAGTGGGCTGAGTCTTCAACGCGAGGACGCACGATCACGCTGCTGCTACCCGAGGATGAAGAGACCCACCCGTTTCGAGACTTCACGATCAAGAGCGGCAAGAGAGCAGGCCAGCGCTTCATGTGCGTGTTCGTTCAGATAGGTGACGACGAGGCCCCGGTCGCGCAACCAGTGTCAACCGAGTCGGTGCTGCTGTGCCGTCGCAAAGACTTCTGGGACTGGGCCAGCGCCCAGCAGTGGCAGGCGGTCATCAGCGAAGAGTCGGCGCGCGATTGGCTATGCAAGAAGCTCGGGATCAGCAGCCGATCCGAGTTGAATTCAAACGAGCATGCGGCCACTCGTTTCCGATTGCTGGTCGCTCAATTCAAGAAAGACATTGGGGAATTGATATGACCGAATCCAATCGACTGGA